GGGTAAAGCATCAGCAGGAACAAAAGCTGCAAATAAACTTATTAATGCTCCTATTGATCAAGGAAAAGAAGTAGGTATTCGTTTAAATTTAAACTCTAAAATTAATGATGCGCCTGAAAATGTTAAGCCTATGCTTCAAACAATACATAATAAAAATGCAAGAGGCTCGGCATTATCATATCAACCTTTTGCTACTGTTGTAAGAACAAAAGATAAAAAAGTACAATTTTATGTAAGTCCTAAAGGAAGAGAACAAATAGCTAAAGGAGAAAAATCAAAATTTCCAGCCATGTCTGTTAATGGTGCATATGAACCTAATTTAAAAATATTACCAACAGACGATGATATAGTAGAAATTGGATTTAATCCTAAAGCACATCATTTATTTATTGACTTAAAAACAGGTCAGGCAGTAAAAGAAGCAGATGCTGCAACAGTTATAGGTGATAGAGTTTATGCAAAGAATGTTACATATTTTAGAAAATCTAAATCACCTAAACCAGAAGCAGAAAGTCAGGTTAGATATAAGTATAAAAAGAAAGGTGGCTCTGTGATCCAACGTAATCCAAACCCTTATGAAGCAAAGGCAATATAATGTGTAAAAACTGTAAATGTAATCCATGTAAATGCAATGATAGCATTAACAATGTGGTCCTTTGAAGATGGTATTAATCATTCTTTAACACGACCTAATTATAAAGATTATTGTTGTAAGAAAAAAGAATGTAACTGTAATATCCCTAAGATGTGTAAAGGTAAATGGCGAAGATATCAAAAAGATATCTTAGAATATCTACATTTAAAATACAAGGATACCTATAAAAATGGCGATTGAACAAAACCCCTTTGAACAAATTAATCCTGCACAGGATAATGTTGTTCCTCTGCCTATGGTAGACGAGTCTAAAGCTACCTTTGAATTAGACGATGATGGTGGTGTCCTTGTAGATTTTACTGAAGAAGAAACTATTGAGATGGGCGCAGAAGAATCTGTAGGAGAATGGTTTCGTAACCTAAGAGATGATATAGATGAAGATGAGTTAAGCGACATAGGTAGAACCCTCTATGATAATTATGAGTCTGATAAAGACTCTCGTAGTGAATGGGAGTCTATGTTTGAAAGGGGATTTGATCTTCTGGGACTCAAGATCGAAGAAGCATCTGAACCTTTTGAAGGAGCATGTACAGCAGTACACCCTCTCTTAATTGAATCAGCAGTTAAGTTTCAGTCTAAAGCATCACAAGAGTTGTTTCCCCCTAATGGTCCTGTCAAGGCACAAGTACTGGGTAAGCACACCTTAGAAAAAGAAAACCAAGCAATGAGAGTTCAGAACTTCATGAACTATCAGCTTACAGAACAGATGCCAGAATACTTTGATGAATTTGAAAGAATGCTTTTTCATCTCCCCCTGATAGGTTCTTCGTTTAAGAAGATTTATTATGATGCTTCTTTTAAACGTCCTGTCTCAGAGTTTATTCCTATTGATCAGTTTTATGTTTCCTATAACGCATCTAATCTTAGGAATGCTGATAGGTATACACATGTTATTTATAAAAGTCCTGTTGATCTACACAGAGAGATTAAAGCAGAGATGTATGCAGACATTGATCTTCCTGAAGCAGGGATGGTTAATCCTACATCTTTCTCAGAAAAGATGGATACAATTATAGGACTGTCTCCCTCTAGTTCTTCTGATCCTCAATATGTTTTACTAGAGCAACATTGTTATCTAGACATTGATGAACCTAATTCAGAAGAAGGTGAGTCTCTTCCTTACATCGTTACAATTGAAGAACAATCAAAAGAAGTTTTAAGTATTCGTAGAAACTATGCCAAGGATGATCCTACAAAACAAAAGAAGGTACACTTTGTACATTATCGTTTTGTTCCAGGATTTGGTTTCTATGGTTTGGGACTCATGCATTTCCTTGGTAATCTGACTATGAGTGCTACTGCTGCAATGCGAGCATTGATAGATGCAGGTCAATTTGCGAATCTTCCAGGTGGCTTTAAGGCTAAAGGTGTGCGTATGGTAGGCAACAATGAGCCTATAGCCCCAGGAGAGTTCAAGGAGGTTGAAGCAACTGGTATTGATTTGAACAAGGCAATTATATCTCTCCCTTACAAAGAGCCTTCCTCGACGCTCTACCAAATGCTTCAGTTTGTAACTGCTGCTGGTCAGAAGTTTGCAGACAGCACTGAACAGATTGTTTCAGATGCTGCCTCCTATGGACCTGTAGGAACTACAATGGCATTGTTAGAAGCATCCAGTAAGTTCTTCACAGCTATTCATAAAAGATTACATAAGTCTCAAAGAGATGAATTTAAAATCTTAGCAAGTATTGATAAAGATTATCTACCACAGGAATATCCTTATGAGGTTCCTTTGGCAGAGAGAAACATATATCAAAAAGACTTTGATGGTAAGGTTGATGTTATTCCTGTAAGCGATCCTAACATTCCTTCTAATGCTCACAGAATGATGTTGGCTAACATGGCGTTGCAGATGGCACAGCAGTCTCCTCCAGGTATGTTCAACACAGAAGCCTTGAATAGAACTATTCTTAGTGCAGCTAATATGCCTAACCTAGATGAGATACTTCCTCCCAAACCAGAACCTAAAGCACTTGATCCTGTTTCAGATATCATGGCATCTGTTAAAGGTATCCCTATTGCTGCATTCCCAGGACAAAACCATGATGCTCACATTCAAGTAAAGATGGCTTATCTACAAGACCCCATGAATGGAGCCAATCCTATCATGCAAAGAGTACAGCCTGTTCTTCAAGCTAACATACAAGAACATTCTGTTTTAAAATATCAAGAACAAGTCAATGGCATGGCTAAACAAGAACTAGAGACTGTTGCTCCAGAGTCTGCGCAGAAACCAGAAGTTATTGAACTGGCCTTAATGGAAGCTGCCAAGCAAGTACAGAATGCTAATCAAGCAATGGGTATGGTACAGTCTCCAGAACAACAAATGGTTGCTCTTGAACAAGCCAAGGTTGAACTAGAGAAGCAGAAGATGCAGATGGACCTTGCTGTTAATAATGCTGAAGCTGCTCTAGAGAATAAAAAACTAGACCTTGAAGAAAATAAACAAATGCTTGAAGCTACTAAAGCTGGTGTCACTACAGCAATGAAAGATGAGAAGGCTGAAGCTGACAGAGCCAGTAAAGAATCTATCAAAGCTATTGAAATGATGACCAAACTTTTAACAGCACAGATGAATCAAGAAGGTCTGGAAAAAAGAAGTATGACTGAGTTGTTAAAAGATCAGGCCAATAGAAAAGATAAGAATGAAATGCAAGCAGTTGATATGATTTTAAAACTAATAAAGGAGACAACTAATGCCTAACTATGGAAAGATACATTATCCAAACGATGTAAAAGGAATCACAGATGGAAAGCCTACGCATGTGGTAGATCGTGCTTCGTCGTTTGGCGATTGGACAAAAGAAGATATTCAGGGTAGCAGAGCAACGCGCTCTCGCTTGGCTGAGTATGATGATAAGTACTGGAAAATGCCTGGGCCAAGTAAGATCAAATATTCTTAATGGATTTGTTTGAAACTATAGCTCAAGTATATACAGACGAGATTGAGAACCAGAAGATTAGTTTAGCTCAAGGCAATCCTTCTGATTATCCTGCCTATAAACAAGTAGTAGGATATATAGCAGGATTAGAATGGGCTAAACAAAACTTGAGAGACATTGTACATAAACAACTTTATATTGAAGAGGAGTAAGATGCAACAGGCACATTTAGGTAACGCAGTAAAAAATAATCAATGGACTACTGATGAAGAAGAACAACCTGATCCAGATGTATTGCCAGTACTTCCAGGCTTTCATGTCTTGGTCAGACCTATATCTATTAAAACAAAAACCAAAGGAGGTATTATTCTACCTGATTCAACAAAGGATGATATGGCTTATCTCACCACAGTGGGGCGTGTGATTGCTCTAGGAGACATGGCATATAAAGACCAAGATAAATTTCCATCTGGTCCTTGGTGTGAAGTAGGTGATTATATCTGTTATGGTAAGCATATAGGTACAAAGTTATTTTATAAAAGTGTTAGGCTCATTCTTATGTTTGATGATCAAGTCATGATGAAGGTAGAAAATCCTACATATCTTGACCCTACATTTAATTTAACTAGTTTTTCTGGATGACTTGTAATTCCATACAAAATATGGTATAATAGTATATAACGTAAAACGATTGTTTCGTAAACAGCGGAGTAAAAAATGAACAACGATGATAGCTGGGAAGAAGTTGAAGTCCCTGAAAACCAAGAAGTAGATTATGAAATCGAGGAAGAAGTTCCTCAAGAAGCTGCTCCTCAAGAAAAAGAGGAAGACCCTAAAGAACTAGAGGGTATTCAAACTAAAGGAGCAGAAAAAAGAATTAGACAATTGGTTCGTCAAAGAAAAGAACGTGACGAACAGATTTCTCAATTGATGGCACAGAATGAGTCGTTAGTACAAAATCTGAACTCAAGAGAAAAATCTTTTAATGAAGTAAGCAAACTAAATATTGATGCTTCTGAAAAACAATTGACTGATAAAGTTACTCTGGCTCGTAGTGCCTATATGGAAGCATTCGAGAGTGGAGAAAAAGAAAAGCTTCTTCAAGCTCAAGAGATGCTTAACGAAGCACAAGTAGATTTAAAACATTTAAATCTTACTAAAGCACAAATGGAAGATGTTGCCGAAGAGATTGAACAAGAACCAGTACCAGCACAACAAGCTGCACCTAAATCTACTCCTGATCCAAGGGCAGAAGATTGGGTATCAAAAAATGAATGGTTTGGCAAAGATAAAATTTTAACTGTTTCAGCATTGGCTTTAGATCAAGAACTTAAAGAAGAAGGGTTTGATACAAATGATGAAGAGTTTTATAATGAAATTGATCGGCGGCTTGCAGAAGCTTTTCCACATAAGTTTACAGCCAATACAGTGGATGTGGAAGAAAATCAAAATCGTGTGCAGGAACCTACGTCAACTCCTGCTCAAGTGGTGGGAAGCAGTTCGCGCTCTGCTCCCAATTCCTCCAAAAGCAAAGTAAAACTAACAAAAGAAGATGTTAGGCTTGCCAATAAGTGGAACATACCTCTTGAAACCTATGCTGCACAGAAGCTAAAAGTTTCTAATGCAGATGGCGAATACACTGAAATTAACTAGCGCGGAGGACATGAAATGACACGCGAAAAATCACGTACTGATACTCTAAGAGAAACAAACACCAGACAAGAAAATTTTGTCTTTGAAGAGCCTGATGCTTTGTCTGTACCACAATCGGTAGAGCAAAGATTTCAAAACGAAGGACTATCCCTTCGATGGATCAGAATCTCACTTAAAGGCAAAGAAGACATTATGAATGTTGGAAAGCGAGAGCAAGAAGGATGGACGTTTGTTGAACCTGGAGAAGTTCCTGAAATGGCATCAACATCCTACGTGAGGGATGAAGGCAGATACTTGGGTGCAGTCTGTCGTGGAGACGTAGCCTTGGCTAAGAAGCCTACCAACCAAGTAGAAGCGAGACAAGCTTTTTATGAAAAGAAAGCAAACGATATGATGGATGCTGTTAATGCACAGCTTTATAATAATTCAGATGCTAGACTTAGAAATCTGCCTGTCTCCAATAGTAGTAAATCAACCACTATGAGAGGACGTACTCCTAATTTTCAAGAGTAGTCTCTCATTAACTAGGAGGAACTAGAAATGAGTACAACTAAAGCATTTCGTGGGTTCATTCCTGTCCGCAAAAAAGGTAGTAACTATAACTCTGAAGGTGTAGATGTACTGCCAATTACTTCTGGTGGACTCTGTAGCAATAACCTTTTTACTGGTGATCTGGTTGTTATGCCAGGTGCCAACCTTGCTACGATTCAACCTTTTATTGCTGCCACTCTCAAGCCTTCTGGCGTGTTTGCTGGTTGCCAGTATGTTGAAGATGGCGAACAAAAGTTTCGTCGGCATTGGACAGGTGGAACGTGCGTAACCGATTTGAAATTCCATGTTATCACTGATCCTGATCAGATTTATTACATCCAAGCTTCTCTCTCGCTTTCTGTTGGAGAACTGAATGTAGTGAAAAATTATAATGTTACTGTTAGCTCGACAGCAAGTTCTGGAGATACGACTACTGGTCAGTCCAGTTATTATCTCTTGGCAGCTACTGGCGCAGAAACAGAACTAGCTGCGCGAGTTGTAAAGCGAGCAGAACTTCCTAATGAGAAAGACAGTGATGCCTTTCCTATTGTTGAAGTTTGGCTAAACACTCACAGAGATCGGTACGTTACTGCTACCGCATCTTCAGCTTAATAAGGAAGGTGTATCATGGCTATTAATCGTTCAAGTATTGCTAAAGAACTCCTTCCAGGTCTTAATGCTGTTTTCGGTATTGAGTATGGCGATGTTAATAATGAGCATGAAGCTCTTTATGATATTGAAAACTCTGATCGAGCATTTGAGGAAGAAGTTCTATTTACTGGTTTTGGTACTGCTCCCACCAAGGGTGAGGGTGCTGCTGTAACCTATGATGACGCGCAGGAAAGTTATACTGCACGTTATACGAATGAAACTGTTGCTCTTGCCTTTGCAGTTACTGAAGAGGCTATGGAAGACAATCTCTATGACACGTTTGCAAAGCTACGTGCCAGAGGTCTTGCCAGAGCAATGGCTAACACGAAGCAAGTCAAAGCTGCTAATCTGTTCAACAATGGTTTCTCTGATACCATTGGTGATGGTGCTGCTTTCTTCTCAACTTCGCATCCAACCATTAGTGCAGGTTCACAGTCTAACTTGATTGCTGCCTCTGATCTTTCAGAAGCGACTCTCGAAACTGCCCTGACGC